CGGCGTCCAATGTGGTGAAGGTAGCAGCCGGTCTTCGCGGGCAGTGGATTCTTTCCGGCACAATCGCCCATGCCGAGGACTGTACAACTGCCGAACTCCGCCTCCATCATTTTGGACTCGATGAATACGAACGGCCGCCCAGACGCGTCGCGCAGGGCGATGTCGATAGACGTGGGTTGTCCCGCGTCCTCGTTGAAGACCTTGCGGTCCTCGAACTCGAACACCGCGTCCTCCAACTGCTTCTCGCACGAGACCCCGACAGATCGAAGCGCGGCCAGCAGTGGATCGTAGTCATGGCGCACGATGAGCGGCCCGACGAGATTGAACGCCATGGCCTGACTGCTGAGACCGTGGTGCAGATACTTGTGAAGAGGAAACGGCTTCCCTTCACTTTCACAGATCGCCTTGTGCCGCTTGATGTACTCGGCCACCTCCGGCAGGACGAGGTTGCTGGACCAGTTCTCCCACTTGTCCAGAATGAAGGAGTACTTCGCGTCGCGGGGTAGGTTCTTTCCGTCAAACCATCGGGTCGCCGTCTCACGCATCATGCGCTGATATGCGTAGTAGCGGGGAAACGGCCACGTCTGGGCCAGTCTTCGGCTACTGGGTGTCGTATCCGTCATAGGTGTCCACTTTCCATCAAAACGAGAGCTAGTCTATCCGATTCCGACCCAAAATACATGTGCTATCTCGCTCCATGTTCTACCCGTAGAACACGCCGTAGAATTCTTCACTCCCGTCCGTCATTTCGCCATTCCGCCGGGTAAGTATCGCAGTGGGCAACACCGGCGGTCCTGTCCCGCTCAGCGGGCGGACTGCATCCGGTACCTGCTGGAGAGCGATACATGGCGGACGAGATCGACAAGACCATCGAGGAGAGCGCCAAGGGTCCCAAGCGGGCCAGCGGCGATTCCGGCAGCGTGGAACAGCACCCGCTGAACGACCAGATCGCGGCTGACCGGTATCTCGCCTCCAAGAAGGCGGCCCGGTCCCGAGGACTGGGTATCCGCATGTCGAAACTCGTGCCCCCGGGGAGCGCATGATGGTGCAGGTTGCCGACAACGCCACGAGGACGCCGGTCCGCCTGGGCGGGTTCCAGAAGCCCGCCCTGCGGCGCGTCGACGTTCGCGCCCTGGCGCGGCGGCGGGTACGGGCCGGGTTCGACTCGGCCGAGACCACCGACAACAACCGCCGCCACTGGGCGCGGGCCGACGCGCTCTCCGCCGACGCAGCCGCCAGCCCGGAGGTGCGCCGCACGCTGCGCAATCGCGCCCGCTACGAGGTCGCGAACAACTCCTACGCCCGGGGCATCGTCCTGACGCTGGCCAACGACAGCGTCGGCACTGGCCCCCGGCTCCAGATGCTTTCTGACGACCCCTTCCTGAACCATACCGTCGAGACCGCGTTCCACTCCTGGGCGCAGGCCGTCGGCCTCGCGCAGAAGCTGCGCACCATGCGCATGTCCCGTTCGCAGGATGGCGAAGCCTTTGCCGTGCTGGCCTTCAACCCCTTCGTCGAGCACGACGTGCAGATCGACATGCTGCTCGTCGAGGCCGACCAGGTCGCCAGTCCGTGGCGGCACATCCAGGACGAGCACGAGGTGGACGGTCTCGTGCTGGACGACTACGGCAACCCCATCGCCTACCGCGTGATGAAGAACCATCCCGGCAGCGCCTACCGGATGGTCTTCGACGATTTCACCACGGTCCCGGCCCCGGCCATGATCCACGTCTTCCGACAGGACCGGCCCGGCCAGCATCGCGGCATCCCGGAGATCACGCCCGCGCTGCCGCTCTTCGCGCAGCTCCGGCGGTTCACCCTGGCCGTGCTCTCGGCGGCAGAGGCTGCGGCCGACTTCGCGGGCATCCTCTACACCGATGCCCCGGCCAACGGGGAAGCGGACGCCGTTGAGCCGATGGACCTGATCGAGCTCGAGCGCAACATGCTCATGACCATGCCCGGCGGCTGGAAGATGAGCCAGGTCGAGCCGATGCAACCGGCCACGACCTACGCCGAGTTCAAGAAGGAGATACTGAACGAGATCGCCCGCTGCCTGAACATGCCGTTCAACATCGCGGCGGGCAACTCCTCGGGCTACAACTATGCTTCCGGCCGTCTGGATCACCAGACCTATTTCAAGTCGATTCGCGTAGATCAGTCGTTCACGGCCTCTCGGGTTCTCGACCGCGTGCTTACGGCATGGCTCCGCGAATACGCCGTTCTGACCCGGAACCTCGGGCTGATCGGCGTCATCCCCCCGCACCAGTGGTTCTGGGACGGCTTCGAACACGTCGACCCCGCCAAGGAAGCCAACGCGCAGGAGACCCGGCTGCGGAACCACACCACCACGCTCGCGCACGAGTACGCCCGGCAGGGCAAGGACTGGGAAATGGAACTGCGACAACGCGCCAAGGAGAAAGCCCTCATGGATGAACTCGGACTCGGTGCGACGGAAACCGTTCCGTCCGCCCCCGGCAACAAGACGGAGGAGAAAGACGACGATGAATAGGACGAGAAAGACCGTGCCTGGAGGGTTCTACATCCGCGCCGAAGCGGGTGACGTGAGTCTCCAGGCGGCGACAGCCGACGACGGCAAGACGCTGCGGCGATTTACCATGACCGCCTACACCGGCGGCGCGATGGCGCTTGCGGGCTGGCCGCATCCGGTGGTCGTGGACCTCACCGGACTGGCCCTCGGCAAGAAGTCGCGGCCGATCCTGATGAACCATGACACCGCGCGGATCGTCGGGCACACCGACACCGTCGGCGTGGAAGGCACCGCACTGACCGTCGCCGGAGTGATTTCCGGCGTGGGCAGCGCGGCGCGGGAAGTGGTGGGCGCGTCCGACAACGGCTTTCCCTGGCAGGCGAGCCTGGGCGCGGCGGTGAAGAAGGTCGTCTTCGTGCCCGAGGGCAAGACGGCGGCCGCCAACGGGAAGGAATTCGCCGGGCCGGTCTACATGGTCCGCCAGGCGAAGCTGGGCGAAGTGAGTTTCGTGGCGCTCGGCGCGGACGACGCGACGACGGCGAAAGTGGAGGCCGGGCGCATTCCGGTCATTGAAGGCAACAGCAACATGGAGGTCATGACAATGGACTTCGAAAAGTGGGTCGAGGCGAAGGGCTTTGTGCTCGCGGACCTGTCGGAAGATCAGACCGCGAATCTCAAGGCGATGTACGAGGCGGAAACGAACGCTGTTGGGAAGCCGGACGGCGAGGACGCGCCTGACGGTCGCGCGGTACAGGCAGTGAAACCTGGCGAGGCCAGGCCCACCGCCGCCGAGGCCATCATCCAGGCGCGGGAGGAGGCGCAGGCCGCCGTCCGCACCGAACGGGATCGCGTGTCCGCGATCCAGGAGATCTGTGGCGGGGAGTTCCCGCGTATTGAGCGCGACGCGATCCGGCTCGGATGGAGCGTCGAGGACACCTCGCAGAAGGTGTTGAAGGCCATGCGGGAGAACCGTCCCCAGGCCGACGTCAACATCGTGACCCGCAGCGACAAGGGCGCGAGTTTCAGCCTGAAGACGCTGGAGGCGGCGCTCTGCCTGCGCGCGGGGATCGACGACACGGCCCTGGTCAAGTCCTATGGCGAGCAGGTCGTCGAGTCCGCGCTCCAGAGCCGGGACATCTCGCTCCAGAAGGTCTTCGAGGAGTGCGCGGAACTCGAGGGACGCACGGTCCCCCGGTCGTTTGGCAACGACACGATCCGGGCCGCGTTCTCGACGGTGTCGCTGCCGGGCATCCTCAACAACGTCGCCAACAAGAAGTTGCTCAAGGCCTTCGAGGCGCAACCCGTCATCGCGACCAAGATATGTTCCGAGGGCGAACTGAACGACTTCAAAGAGTCGGAGCGCTACCGCCTGACCGACGTGGGCGACCTCGAACCGGTCGCGCCGGACGGTGAGCTCAAGCACGGCGGGTTGGTTGAGGAGAAAGCGACCAACCAACTCGACACGTTCGGAAAGATCTTCAGCCTCACCCGGCAGATGATCTACAACGACGATCTGGCTGCCTTCCTGAAGGTGCCGGAGGGCATGGGCGCGCGAGCTGCGCGGAAGATCGACCAGCTCTTCTTCATGCGCCTGCTCTCCAACCCGGTGCAGGGCGACGGCAAGACGCTGTTCCACGCCGACCACAAGAACTGGCGGGACGGCGCGGACACGGCGCTCTCCGGCGACGCGTTGGCTCTGGCGATCCAGCTCTTCATGGATCAGACCGATGCCGACGGACAGCCGATCAACGTGCATCCGCGTTTCCTGGTGGTGCCGACGGCGCTCAAGATGACGGCGCGGGAGCTGCTGAACTCCGTGACGTTCTTCGCCACGGGCAGTTCGAACAAGGCCCGCATCCCGACCTACAACGCCCTCGCCGATGAGGACATCGAGGTCGTGACGAGCCCGTACCTCTCGAATGCCAACTATCCTGGCTCTTCGGTCAAGGCCTGGTACTTGTTCGCCGACCCGGCGGTCGTGGACACGTTCGAGATCGGCTACCTCAAAGGCCGCCGCATCCCGCTCGTCGAGCAGGGCGAGACCGACTTCGACACGCTGGGCGTGAAGTTCCGGGTGATCTTCGACCTCGGCGTGCGCGAGCAGGACTACCGGGGCATGACCAAATTCAAGGGCGATGCGTAAACCGCAAGGAGACATGACATGAGCGTGAAGTACATCCAGACGGGCGACGCGGTGGATTACACCCCCGTCGCGAACGTGGCAGCGGGCGATGTCGTTGTGCAAGGCGAACTCGTGGGAGTCGCCAAGCTCGACATCCAGACCGGGAAACTCGGGGCGCTGGCCGTGACCGGCCTCTTCGACTTCCCCAAGGCGGCAGGCGCGGGCACGGCCATCGCGGCGGGAACCCGCGTCTACTGGGACGTGGCCGAGCAGGTCGCCAAGGCCGACAGCGAGGCGGGCGCGAATAAGGAAATCGGCAAGACCGTGAAGGCGGCGTCCGATGACGACGCCCTTGTGCGGGTGCGCCTGAGTCAATAACGGAGACCGACCGTGGGCGACCTCCTCCAACAAGGCTCGCAGTGGCTGGAACAGCAGCGCACCACGCACTGTTCCAGCCCGGTCGAGTACCGCAGGCCGCCGGACGCGAAAAGCATCCACGCGACCTACGGCAGGACGGTGTTCGAGGTCGCCGACGAGTCGGGTCTCACAGTCAACGGCCAGGTCTGGGACTTCTTGATCCTGGCCGAAGAACTGGGATTCGACCCCGAACCGGGCGACGTGATCGCGGCCAATGGGCGGCGGTATGAGGTCATGAATCTGAGCGGCGAAGGCTGCTGGCGCTGGAGCGATCCCTACCGGCAGACCTACCGCATCCACACCAAGGACGTGGGAGCAGAACCGTGAGCGAGATGACGATCAGCGGCGAGTTCCGGGCCGCGTGCGAGCGCGAGTTCGCGGAAATCCGCGTCAAGCTCGACCGGCTCGACGAGGCCATCCGGGGCAACGGCAAGCCCGGCATCGCGCTGCGGCTGGACCGGCTGGAACAGGACGCGAGGCGCTATTCCCGGCTGGTCTGGCTGATCGTCGGCTCGGCGGTGACCGCTTTCGCGTCGGTGCTGGTGGCCTGGGCCACCGGCTGAAGGAGGCAAGCGAATGAACAATGTGATCATGAGAAGGGTCGAGGTGACGGCCGACTACCAGCCGCTTGCGGATCGCAAGCTTGTGGCTTCCGTCACGCTCGCGAGCCTGCCCACCAACGGCGGCACGGTCTATTTCCGGGGCGACGACGGCTCAGACGTCCCGTGGGTGCCGGGCGAGTGGCACGACTTCTGGAGCGTCAACCTCAATGAAATCGTCATCAAGGGCACGCCCGGCGACGTGGTGACGGTGGTCGGAGGGACTTGGTAATGCCCTACGGCGGAACGATCTTTTCAACGGTGAACGCCGACCTCGTCCAGACGGACGTGGACGGCATCATCCAGGGACTGACCGGCCCCGGCGGGATGACGCTCACCGATGTGCAGGACCGCCTGAATCTCGGGCTGTTCGACTTCGGTATGGCTCCCTACCTGCAGATGCTGCAGATGGACCTGAACTACTACCTCTACAACTCGATGTGGGG